TTGGCATCCCTGGCACTGGAATTTCATACACCGCCGGTACTTCAGGGAAAAAATCTGCTAATAAGAAAGGCAGCAGCATAATTAGTAATCTTATTTGCTTATTTATTTTATTTGTGATTTACAAAGTTTTTACTTCATAAATTCTTATTACAATAACCTGCATAAACATCGCATTACATTAATATTGGTAAGGATTAACAAATGAAAAAAGTACTAGCACTGTTACTGGTAGTAGCATTCGGCTTGATGACTACTAACTCAATGGCCTGCCCGAAAGGTACACATCCGCATGGTGGAACTGGTTCGCATCACGCGGGCGGCACTTGCTACTAACAGTTGGGCGGCTTCGGTCGCCCTTTTAATATCAAAAGCACATCTGAGTAGGTTATCAAGCCTCCACAGAGCAGCCCTGCACTATCGCTTCATATTTGTTCAGAGGGTCACATGAACCGGGTTTGGCTAATCGTGTTGATTGTCACAATTTGCGCTGGTTTGGCGCAGGATTACATAACTGAAAAAGCAGCTGAACGCATTACTACAATCAGACAGTCATGTGTGATTGGGCATGGTTGCAAGAACATGTAGCCCATCTGAGTGGGCTGTTATTGAAGTCCGGCCAGGACTTGGTGGTTATGGTCAGTTATGCTTAACTTCCGCTCAATTCTTCAAGTCGGTAATCAGTTTTACCGTCTTTATCTT